ACAACGTTTTGTTGCGTCCTTCGCTATTTTGTACAATCTTTATTTCAGTAATACAACGTAACATTATTGTATTTTTAATTCAACGGGGGCATCCGAAATGCACGACATTGAAAACGTTTGATATGAATAACCGCCCGCAATTTGTGGCAAATCAAAACTTTCAACAACCAAATTTTTTATCCCTAAATTTTGTAAATACGCACTAACAACCGATTTTGAAATAGGTGCGCGCCTCCATTCATTCAGCAAATTAACCTCATACGCTGGGTAATGACCATTCCAACCCGTCACAATACCTTGTACGGTCACTTTTGCGTCGTCTTGCCCGATGTATTCTTTAACGGTGCCGTCGCGACCTTGTATTTCGGTTTTCACAATCCGTGTGGCAAAATTAACGGTCAACAACACCGTCGCCAATTTGATTTCGGGAAACGTCACAACCTCACCCGTTATGTTGTTTGTGTATTGCCCGCCCATCAACGTTAAATCGGCAAAAACGGGCGTACCTAACAATGTACCCAAATAATCAGTCGAACGCGTATTTATTGGCGCGTCGGGTGATTGGTAACCCTCCAACAATTTATTTGGCTGGTATTCGTTTTTACGGGTGTCGGGAACCGTTACATGTTTCAAATTGTACGCACGAATTAACCCCGCCGTTGTAGCAACAATTGTATTTTGTATTTTATATTCTTCACTCATATACCCGCAACAATTTGTGAATCATTAATTGCCCCCAATAACGTTTGGGCGACTTTTTCTTTTATTTGGCTTGCACCTTCTCCAACGGTTGTTGTACTGACTTTAAATTGCTCAATCAACTTTCCAATTTGAATGTTGATGGTCGTTGACTTACTCCCTGACACTTTTGATGCCTCACCGCCTCCCGTTTTTGGCTTTGTCATTTCGGGCATTGCCGTCATGGCTGGCATTTTTTCCGCACCTTGGGTGATTAAATCTTTGCCCGTCATTTCCTTGTCCTCGGTACTTTTTACCTCAACTTTATTTTCGGCGGTAACTTTTACGTCCTTAATGCCCAATAACTTTTTAACTTTTTGATACGCCTTTTCAATTGCGTCCAATATTGGTTTTAATGATGTTTCATAAATACTTTTAATCATGCCCCCTATCAATTTAATAAAACTCCATACCAATTCAAAGGCCTTTTTGATAACCCAAATAACGCCGATTTTTTCTAACAAAACATATATAGTATGTAAAACATCAATGACGCTTGCAACAAATTTTGATACAGCACTAAACAACCACGAAAACCCATCTATGATCCAACCCAATGCGGTTTGTAACCCGCCTAAAATACCTTCGCCCTCGCTTGAAAATTGCGCCAACGTGTCCCAAACCAACATGATGCCGTTGTAAATGGATGCAAACAAATTTTTAATGGGAGTAAATAAAGGTTCAAAAAAATTGTACACCGCATTTGCAAACATTTTTATATTATTGGCAATTGCACCAAAATCTACGTTTTTACTAATAAACGTCCATAATTCACTTAATTTGTCAATTGCTTGCATACCAACACTTGCAATCCATTCTAATGCTGGCGACAAAGATTCCTCAATCTTATCGGCTAACTCGCCCAAACTATCTTTCATTTCCTCAATGGTCTTTGTGCGCCTAAAACCCGCGTCGGCTTCGGCTGCGGCTTTCGCTGACCCTCCAAATTCACCCTCCAATTCCTTTAATATCAACTTTTGACGTTCAACCGTGTCGGTGACGGTTTCAAATTTCTTTTTCAATTCGTCCACATTCACACCCGCACGACCTAACGCCGTAATGCCTCTTTCGGGGTCTTGCAATGCTTTACCCAATTGCAAAATTGACGCTTGCGGGTCGCCTTTCATACGCGTTGCCATATCCAATGCGGCTTGCGTTGTCCTATCAAAAATGTCCTTGGAAACCGCGGGGAACGTTAACAAAACACCTTGTACGCCCTCAACTTGGCCACGGGTAAACTTCATTTCATGGGCAAATTTCTTTGCACTTTCAACCATGCCGTCGAAAGTTACACCAGCTTGACTTTGGGTACTTTTCAAACCCGCTTGCAATTGTGAATTGGCAAACTCAATTTGTTCGTATGCTTCGCGTGATTCACCGATAAATTCGGTCACCTTATCAACAACATACGCGCCCGCAATAATACCGCCAATTTTTTTGATGGCTTCGTTAACATGGTTCGATGCTTCGGCCACATGGTGCATCGACTTCTCTAATTTGGTCGCCTCGGCGTCGGCTTCTTTTAATTTACCCGTCAATAAATCTTTGAGGGTTAATATAAATTCAACGGTGTTGCTCATTAGTTTTCCATTTTACCCAACCTTTGCAATACGAATTTTAAACGCCCCCACGTTTTCCACAATTGTTCGTCGGTTAACGTGTCGGGGTCAATAGTGAAATTGGAATAATAGGCAATAAACGCGCTTATTTGCGTTTCCTCGCTTGAATCAACCGTTATGGTGTATTCCTCTATTTTTTTTTAAATTGCTCTTGGCTTATCTTAATCAACTCCATGCAAGCCATCGAAGCACCCAAAAAATATTTGTCGTTTTCGGGCAATTCTACGTAAATACGTGGGTCGCTTGCGTCCTTAATCAAAATCGCCTCTAACAGCTCACCAGCGGCCACCGTTGCGCCCTTTTGTATGGCTGAATCCAATGCCCGTTGTTTTACGATTCTCATTGGTTCTTTGATGTAGCCAACTACCTTTTCGTCGTTTTCAGCGACAAAAATTAACGGGTGAACCTTGCAATTTTCACGTTGCGAAAGTTCACCCGCTTTTTTTTGAATTTCCTCGTTTGTCATAAATTTTGTTTTACGACAAATTTACAAAATTATCTAACAATCGCACCAATTACAATTGGAACGGTTACCATCAATTTTGAATCGCCTTGGTTGGCTGTAAAATTGTCTTCCATAAACTCACATGATTGCAATTTGTCGGTTGTCACCAACACCCCGCGACCTGAGTAATTTACTTGGATGTCAAACGGGGCAATCAATAGTGGATCGCGATTTGGTGCGCTGGCAATAATGCGTTTCCATTCGTCCAAATACAATTCAATTGAACCCTCGTATTCAAAATTTGAATAACCACGCGACACGGGTTGTGACCCATAACCGTAATTGTTTTCCTTTTTTTGTTTTCTTTTATACTCAATTTTGGTGATGCCTACCACGGGAACACCGAACAACGTCAATGTGATGTTCGCCCATGAATAGTTTATACCATTAATTAAAGGTGTTGACATGTTTTATTAAATTGAAAGGGTGAAACCAATGTTAACGGTGATTTGACGTGCAACGCCCACGGGAACTAATTTAACCGCAATAGTCAAATTGTTGGTTGATAACACATTTTGCGTTGGGTCAATTACAACATCAAATGCCGACAATTCGTTGTCGCGTACCATTTGTTGTAAATTTATCCCCGCTTGGCTTTCGAAATACGAAACCGTTGTGTCTTTCAATGTTCCGTCCGCATTTAACGTCAATGGGCTGTTTAAATTAGGCAACATCGATGAATAAATACCGCGTACCGCTTTATCAATGGTGCGGTTGTTTTCAATGTATGCGTAATCACTTGAAACCGAAATTGCGCAATGTGAATCGTTGAAATAAGACCCCGCAATACCAACGTAATTAATCAGGAAAATGTATCGGTAATTGTCCAACGTATTTAAAATGCTTTGTGAGGTCGATTTTACCGATGTTCCATTGGCAAAATTAATTGTGTCACACTCACTACCATTTGAAATGTTGAATTTTGATACCCATGCAATGTCTTCACTCACCTTTGCAAGGGCAACCGCCCCCAATGTCGCACCCAAACACGTAATCGATTTGGCCTGTGTAACATATAGGTAATTTCCTTGTCCCGCGCCGTCTTGACCAATTACAACACTAACATTCGGGTTGTTATACGATGCCAAATTTGCTAACGTGGTTAAATCGCTGACCGCTTTAATGTTACCAGCAAATACCACACTCAACGGCTTGTGTAACCCCGCTAATGTATTGCATACGCTTTGAATGGTTGTTGTGTCGCCCGCTGAATAGGTTGAATCTTTAAAGATACCCAATTGACGTATTTTGCCATCCGCAACATTTTGCATGTCTTGAATTTCGGTGTAGTTCGTCGAACTTGACCAAATACCGATATACAATGCGCCTTTTGGTTGGATGCGGAAAAACTCGGAAATATGGTAATGCCACACCGCTTGTTTTGAAACGGTACCGCTTGAAAATTGCCCAATTGTACCCGCCAATGTTGCGCCCGAACTATACGTTGCCGAAATTGGTGTTGTTGCGGTGTTTAACCAAACCCCAAAACGTTTTGGTGCGCTAATTGTCACGGTTGATGTACCAACGGTTGCGCTAAATCCGTGCGAATATGTACCCGCATTGATAACCGCACCAATTGCCGTTGCAACCAACGCCGTTGAACTATCGCCCGAAACTTTTGTGTATGTACCCAAATCGTATGTTGTAGCCGTTCCCACCTCGTCAATTGCCGTAACTTTCAATTGTACGGTGTCGCCGTCGGCACCTTTATTTGTTACTAAATACGTACCCGTTGCGGCCGTACCGTCGGAATAATCGTTTAAGATACCCGCGTTTTCGGCTTCCTGAACACTTCCGACCAATTGTACTTTGCTTGCTGGCCATCCCGATGGTGCTGTTCCGTAAAACAACAACCCCGAAATGTAATCTTCGCCCTCCAATGGACGACCCAACCCGCCTTGTCCTTTGACAAATATGATGTCGTTTAATGCCATTTTATTTCTTTTTGCGTTGTTTTACAACTTTGTTTTCTAATGTTGTTTCCTCGGTTTGCTCAATGGTTTCATCAATTTCGGGTTCGTCAAGTAACAAACACACGCCGTTTTTTACTTCATGTATATGTACCTCGCCATTAAGTACCCAAACTTTTTTGATATGAGGGAGGTTTTTATATTCCTCCCTTATTTTTTTTTGTGACATAACCTATTATTGTACCGTTCTACATGTTTCAACCCACTTTGCGCCGTCAAATATAAATTGAATGACCGCACGTAACCCCGTTGATGTTGTTGCCGTACCCGTTGAAATAAAATTAGTACCCGCGAATTTAACTTTTTTACCGCTTGTGCTTGAACTTGCAACGATAACCAATTGATCCCCCGCGTATGAACGTGTTACAATTGGCGATTTGAAATAAACGCTATCGGTTAAGGCAACCTGAACAATTGTTTTCCATGCGTTCGGGTTCAACGTGGTACTATCCGCACCGCTTGCATCGGTAACGGTTTTGTATGCGTATGTCAATACACGTCCCGTGTTGTCCATACCCGCCGACGTTCCAAAACGTGGCGATGTGCTTTGTGCATTAACTCCAAATGCACATGCAATGATTGATAAAACAAAGATAAATTTTTTCATTGTAGTATTTTTTTTAAAAACGCCCCGAAGGGCGTTCGTGTGATTAAAATTAAGCGGTTAATGTTGTGTATATAACAAGCTGGTCTGTGAATCCAATTTGGGTGTCCATTTTGAAAAGACCTTTAACAAAGAACAACTCCGAATTGTTTTGCAAACGCATCAATTGCAATTGATTGTCTTCCGTGCTGTTAATACCCAACCACAAATTTGAATCAATATCGGGTTTTGAAATACACAATACGATTGTGTTGTCAGGCATACCCGCCAATGGCTTAATTTCGTACCCTTTAAAACGGTTGATACCCTTTTCGGTGTAATCGTTGTTCTTGTACGTTGCCGTTGTTGTTAACCATGCTTCGTAAACTTGTTGTGTCGCGTATGAAACGTGAAATTTCAAACCACCCTCACCATATTTGAACAACAATGCTTTTGTATTTGCGTTGGTAGCGAGAGCCGCATAACAACGTTGGAACGCATCGCCCACGTTTTCCTCACCTGAACCAGCCGTACCCGCAACCAATGTTTTTGGGTTGCTAATCGAAATGGTTGGGTATGTTGATGCACTTACGCCATCCAATGCCTTTTTGATAAGACCATCAAAGTAAAAATATGCGCTTGCGCTTGCCGAATCACCCTTTGTGGTTGGATCAACCGCCGCACCGTCCGCATCGTAATCAAGGCGTGAACGCCAAATTGCGTTTTCAAAAAATTCATTCAAACGCTTCATGGTTTGCATCATCATGAAATTTTCAGCCGTAACGGGCAACTCACGACCCAACAATTTTGGTTGCAATTGCTCGGCGTAGAAATGTTGTTCGTAATCGCGTGGGTTGAACTCATAATACAACATGAGGTCTTGCGGTGTTAACACACGACCGTCAACGTCCACACTACCCTGTGATTGTGGTGTTGCGGTTCTTTTTTGCATGAAATTAGATACCTCAATACGTGGAATGGTCTTTTTCTTACGGATGCCATCCTCTACGTAGATACAACCTTTTTCGATTGTGTCAGCACCTACAACGGCGCGTGTAATCATGTACGAAGCCGCTGGGCCACTCCACGACGTGTCTATAATGTTTAATGCGTCAGACATTTTTTATTGATTTTTAGGGTTATTAATTGATGTTTAATTTGTTTCTCACCTCTTGCATTGCACGTGCGGCTACCATTTGCAATTCGGCATCATTCGCGGTTTGGCTAACGGTTACGCTTACGGCTTTACCATTGGTTGGCAATGATTCCAACAATGTTTTTGTTTCAGCCATATTTTTGATTGCCATTGCAACCCATGAATTTTTCGCCTCGGGTTTTACTTTTCCTTGTTTAACTGAATCGTCAACCATTTTCTCGGCTTCGGCTTTTTTTGCCTCGTCTTCGGCTTTGGCTTTGGCCTTTTCGGCGTCTTCCATTTTGGCTTTCAATTCATCCATTTCGGCTTTCAATTTGTCGCACGTTTGTTTTGCTTCGGCGTAATCGTCGGCCATTTTATTTAACTTGTCCTCCATTTCGGCTTTTTTGTCCTCCATTTCGGCTTTTTTGTTCATTATTGCGGTAATTTCCGCAACAATTGATTGCTCGTTTGCGTCGGTGTTAAGACCCAACATATTGGCAACTCTTGTCATGTTTGTTTTATTTTTAGGTTGAAAAATACTATTTGCCATTTGACGACCCGTCGTCCACATTGCTTTTGCGTTGCCATGTTTTACATTGGCTTCGTTGCTGTACTCTATTTCGTCACAAAAACCCGTTGTCAATGCTTCACTCGCCCCAATCCATGTTGTGCGATCCATCATTTTCAAAACAAAATCAACACTTTTACCCGTTCTTTCGCTAATCATTATCGCCAAACTTTCACGCATTTTTTTTAATTCCACGCTATCGCCCCCGTATGGGTTGTGATACATCAACAATGAATAATCGGCCATGTATCGTTTGCGACCCGCTTGAAATATAACGGCCGCAATGCTGGCCGCAATACCGACGTTGTACGTATCAACTTTGGTTTTTGATTTCAAAATTGCGTTGAATATTTTGTACCCATCCATCACAATGCCACCCTCCGAATTTATCCAAACTTGGATGCGCTTTTTGTTCAACGTGTCCAATCTTAACAATTCCTCTTGAAACAACGCCCCATCAATGCCCATACCTTGCACCTCGTCAAAACCAATGTGTTTATTTATCAACATTATTGGCTCATCACTTTCAACATCAACGGTGTATATCCAATTCATGAGGTAAAATTATTCGGTTTTTTTATTGGTTTGGGGGTGTGGGGTACAATTAAAGGTATTTTTTTTTGTCGTTTAGGTATTTGTGTTTGTGTTCGTCAGGTATTCGGTTGAAAAAATCTTTGAAAATTATGTTGATTCCTTCGCTTACGCCCAATTGGTTAACCGATACAAACCCTTTAAACAACGCATCGTTTTTTGGTTTTAAATACCCACATACTTTGTTTTGATGCACCCGTTTTGCCATTATGCAACTTTGAATGTTAACGTGCAACCAACTTTAAAATCGCCCGTTGTACTACCAATCATTTTAAAATACATTTTTGTCGGGGTCGCGGTGTCAACCAAAAAAATGGCTGGGTTGATTGTACCGCTATTACTTGCGCCAATGTTTGCAACACTACCAATCCAAATATCGTCTTGTACGTCGTTAATGGATGCGGTAAATGGCATGTCAAAAGTAAAACTACAACGATTCGCGTTGTATGCTGAAACATTGCCCGTTATAGTTAAATTGGCATGCAACACATCGCCCATGCGTTTGTATTTCCAAATGATGTATGAAACCGTACATGTACCATTGCCCGCAACAATTGAACTTGCAACGTCGGTGTAATTCCAATTAAAAAATATCAAATTGCCATAATTAACGGTACCCGAACCACTCGCACCAGACGCAATGACAATTTTTTTGATTTCATGCACGTTGCGACTGACTGAATCGGTAAATACCACGGCGTCGGCATCCGTACCCGTGTAATATGTTGTCGTTATGGTACAAACGGGGACATTGCCACCGCTGGTTGTAAACGTTGTCGCGTCAACCAAATAAATTTCCCCATTGAAAAAGATTGCGCCCGCGCTTATGTTATAAGAGGAACCCGACCCGCTATTTAAACACCCATAAAGTACGTACCCCTTTGTTGTGTCATACGTACCAACAACGCCACGCGTTAAATAGTCAATGACTTCACGATACGCCAATTGTACGTGTTTCAATGCACCCGATTTCATCGGCATACCCACGCCCGTTGTTATGTTGGTTAAATTTAAATTCCTCATGTTAGTATGTTTCTATGTTATAAGTTAGGCCAATTGTGTTGTATCTATCTACAAAATTTCGAATAATCTTATCAATCAAAATCGGGTCACCGCTTGCGTCAATTTGATAATACACGGACGATTTTACCATAATTGTAAAATTGTAAAACACGTTAAATGTGTAATCGTCAATGATTACCTCGTTTGATCCACCCGCGTAACTAATACTACTTTGCGCCTCGGTATATCCCAAAATAAAAACGCTGGTGACCATTGAATTTTTGACAATGTAAATGTCGCTTAATGATGGCGGTTGTCTAAATACAGCCCCCGCCCTTGAAAAACGTTTGTTCATTGCGTATTCTAATACCAATTTGTTAGCGTTGAACATTACGCGTTCATCAACTCCAATAAAATTGTCTTGTATTTTAACCCAATCGGACGACGTCGGTACGCTAATATTCCCATCAATTAAGCTAACGTAAACGGCTTCACCATACAATACGGGGTTGTTTATTGAATATCCCGACCCACCCGCGTAACCAGCTTCCCAATTTGCAACATATTGCATATTGTAATATTCAATACCTGTTTTGTAGTATGTAAATATTTGGTCGCGTAAATATTTCAATTGCCCGTACATGGCACGAACCCAACTAACTTGTTTTTCCGTCCGTTTGTCAGGCGGTAACAACTCAATTGCTTTTTGGTCGTATGAAATATTGTAAATACTCATTCGGATATGAATGTTAATGTGTCTGTCAATGTATTGCCCGATGTCGTTTCGCCTACTATGTAACCACTAACCGTCGCCCACAATCGACCAACCAATGTTTCGTTTTGCACTAAATATGTGGCCGAACTCAAAGGGGTCGCGTCGTTTCTCGCCTTTACGTTGTTTAATACTACGTCATTTACACCCGTTACCGACCTAATGGCAAACTCCAAATCTAACAATTTGACAACGCCATCAAATGGGATGGTCGCCAAATAATTGTCGATTGCTGAAATAACGGCATCCGAAATGCCAACGGTGTACATACCATTGTAATAAATGGTAGCATCAATGTAAATTTTATCGCTTGCCGTACTACTCACAATGTAATTGATTCCCGCCACGCCTATTATGTCCACATAACTTTGCAATGCCGACAATTCGCCCGATGCCAATGCTTCGGGAGGGTTATTTTTTGCGACTTTAATTAACACCGCGTTGTTGATGTTGCTTTTAACCGAACAACGTGATACAATGCGCAAATCGGCATTGACAACGGGATATTGTGGCACTAAATCAATCAATTGTACAACTTGGGGATCGGTCGCGCTGTATTGAAATTTCAAAACCTTGTCTTGTACCCATTGCGCCGTTTGTGGTGCGGACAATGACACGGTTGTTTCAACTTCCGTTTTAAATATGTCCAACAATTGTTCCAACAACGCAATCGCGGACGCGGTCACCCATGTCCACAAACGCCAAATGGCGCGACGGCTGGTATTGTTTGTCAACGTCACCAATTCGGGTTGGCTTGCGACGTCTGTTATTATTGCTTTTTGTATTTCGTCAACTGACCTTGCCATGTTATACGCTGTATTGATTTGTTAAATACCAATTGCCATCTATTGCGGTAAATTTCCAACATGAATACGCCATAATTGATGTCACATCATTTCCATCTAATGATTTGGGGCGTCCGCTTGTGCCTTGTTGTATGTTAGCTGGGGAATCGGCCGTATTTACTATGGTTATTTCGCAACCTCCAAACAATGATGCGTCGGGAAATAATATGCCATTTGATGGCGACGATGCCACAAAATAAACGCCCGCATTTTGTATTGTGAAATTGTCGTTGTCCAAATCCATGCCCGTTGCAAATCCCGAATTGGAAATACTATCAATTATGTCGGTTAATGCTGAACCAATGCGATTGGCGGTGTTTGCGCCCTTTTGCGTTTCGTTCTTTATCGTGTTTATTTCCGCAATTAATGCGGTGCGGTCTTTAATTGCCATAAAATTGGAATGAATTATCGAATGTATTGTCGAATTTGTCGAACAAATTTACGTAATCAATCACAACATTTGTTTCTATTGTTTCAATTACCCCCGTTTCGGTTGGTATTTGTGCGTCAAAACTTCCCACGCTATCAACAAACGCACATGAAAAATCGATTGTGTAATGATACAAATTTGTATGCGAATAATCTTGTGACTCACTAATTTTCATCATTGAACTTCCCCCCGTGGGTTGAAAATTGTTGAATTTGTTAATGACGGCATCCCTAAACGTAAACACGTTAACGTTTTCCTCAAAATTACCACTTCCCGCGTCGTATTCCTCATGTCCTATGTGTATGCGTATGATAATATCCCCGACCGAATACCCGCCCCCGATGGCAACAAATGGGTTGGGCGAAATGATTTCAACAAATGCGCATGGGAATGGGAATACGTATGTGTCCCCGTTGGCTAATTGCGTCAATTGGTCGTTCCAAATGTGAACGAACTTAAACGATTGTATTTCCCTCAATCGACCCAATAAACTACTAAACAACGCGCCTACATTTGCCATATCTTTTCACTTAAAATTTCAAATTTTTGCATCAATTGTATGTTCAATTCTTTACTATATCCCATAAACGGACGCGCTGGCATTTTGCCCGTTCCTTCATTCAAATACTTGGGGTATTGTTCACCCTTTGGCATGTTGACCTCAAATACAACCTTTTTGTCGGTCACCGTTTTCAATGAATTGTTAACCGCTTTTCTCAATGTTCCCGTCCTGACCAATATTGCTTTGCCTTGTGTTTTCTTTGTTTCCGTTTTTCGCTTTGCCCAACTTGTCCCGTCAAATCCTTGGCGTTTCCACGATCCAACAAAATAGTTTTTAGCAACCATGGCCAATTGTTCCATGATTTTTTTGTTTTTTTCTGGTATGGCGAACCTTATTCGGTCAAAATTAAACTTGCTCATAATATTCTAATACGATGTTTTTACTTTGAAATTTTGTACCCTTTTCAATATTAACACCATCGAATTGCATTAATTCGCCTTCCATCAAAGGTCTATCAATTAACGTTTGCACCCCGCTTTTGTACCACTCATAATACATTGGATGCAAATGCAACGCCTTTAATGGTTCAAAATTGGCACGTGCGCATGAAATAATATTGGCACATTGGTCAATTGCCGTGTTGTGTGACCGTTCAAATTTATTAAAATCGTACATATTATTTGAGGGTTAAAAGGTACAATGTGTGGTTAATCAATCCCGTCATGTCAGCCAATATGTTTTCCAAATCCTTGTCAATAGATGGAACAATTATTGTCGTATTGGCTTCACGTACAACGCCCCGCAATTCAACCAAATATTTCGTACAATCAATATCGTTGTTGAAATCAATGTTGATTTCGCCCAATACACGACCATATACACCCGTATACGTTTCAATGAAGGTATCAACTAAATCAATCCAGCCGTCGTAAAATTTGCCTAATGCTTTGTGTTGTGAATACGATGTTGTATTCCAATGCGCAAAATGTATTACGTCACGCGCTTCAAATGCCTTTTGTAAAAAATCAATCGGTTTCATCCGTTTTTGGTATTGGTAGGTTAAAATTTTCTTTCGCCAAATCTTTGTGCTTTGGGTCAACTTCAAAATATGGATGGTCGTCCTTGAATACGTAACCATCCTTTCCCGCGTTCATTTTAAAAACGTCTTGCATTTTGTCGTCTGTCTTATCGGCTAATTCGTCGGCCTCTTTTTCGGTCGTAATTTCTACGTCTTCAAATTTACTTACTTGTAACAATAAACAACGGCAATTGAAATGATTTGGAGGGGTAAATTTATTCCAAAAAGGGTCATCGACGGGTAAGGTCACGCCCTCCAATGGGGCGCAAATATCCGACGTTCTTTCGTCCTCAATTGCACTATATTGTAAATAGGGAAATTCTTGTTTTGTTTTTTCAATTTCAACCCAATGTTGTGCGGCCATCCCTTGCGAAATTGCTGTGTTGTACTCCGTTTCCAACCATGTTTCGTTGTATGTATCGTACACCTCCAACGCCTTTTCTTTGAAATCTTTAAACGATTCCGATTCGGTCAACAATTCATTCATTTTCAAAATGTCCTGCATTTCACGAACTTGTTGATACGTTTTAGCCGCTGAAAACATGTAAATATTCTCACGCATTTCGTTCAACAATTCGTAATCAATGCCCCCCACTTTAAATTCGGACAAGCTATTGCCGTACCCATCGTACAATCCCGATTTTAATTTGTCGGCAATGGCATGGTATAAATCAATGGGCAAATTGTCAACGGTTATGTCGCCGTTGAAAACCTTTTCAATAAATTCGTCGATTTGTTTATCGGTATATTTCATTCAATTTGTTGCGTACTTTGTTAGATATACCCAAATTTGGCGATTGTTGTGCTGGCATTTGTTGTATCACCTTTGTTGGAATCCCCGTGCGTTCCTCAAAATATTCCGCGTCCATTTGCAATCCTGCGTTTTTCATTACTTGTGCGATTTCGGCCGTGGCTTTGTTGCTGGCATCTTCACGCGCCCGCATGGCTTCGCGTTCCTCGTCGTTTTTGATTTCAAAATATAAGTCGTCGGGTATGTATATTCCCATTTCGCGCAAACGTGGCAACAATTCCGTGTTAATATTATTCTCTAAAAACCGCGTATCAACGGTTTGTATATCCATTAATGATTGACTCACGGGGCTGTCTTGCCCTTGCGTTGCCCCCAATTTGCCCGTCGTGCTATCCAATGCGTCAGCATGACCCAACAAAATTTTGCTAATCTTTTTTTCGCAACGGGTTTCTAAACTTTCGTATATCTTAAAACCAGCACCATTCATTGAACTTTCAACCAATTCCAATTCATCGGTTGGGTCTAACAAAATGTACCCCGCCGATCCCATTTGTGCCAATGCCTTTTCAAACAATGCGCGTTCGTCTTCATTGGTTTTTGTTGTGGTTGCTTTACGAATTGGCATGCCGTACAACTCGGCCGCGTCCATGTTAAAACCCATGGTATTACGGCAAATGATTTCGTACATGGCAACTTTGTACAATAGACCATACCCACACAAAGAAATACCAACCTCCGTTGGGGTTTTTACCCATACGTTCCACAATCGGTACGGGTCGTCCATGAATTGCGCACCGCTTAACGCGTACACGTATGACGTAACGTTTAGGCGGTCGGGGGATATATTGAAACGACGTATTGTTGTCAATTGCGGGAACTCGTCATTGACAAGGTCGCCCATTGAAATTAACGAATATCCAAAAAATTGTGCGTCCAATACGTAATTGCAATACAATTTGAACCAATCCTTTTTTAATATAGCGGTGTATTGTTCGTTTTCCTCACCCTCGGCGTTGCACAATTTGAAATCTTTTAACAACGTCAAATTTTTACGCCTTGACATACACGCGGAAACGTGACCATTTAAAATCGTGTCCAAATACAAACGTTGCATACGCACACGATGCGGATACCATGCCTGTTCGGCTTCGCCTACGGCTTCACGCCATAACTGAATATCGTGACGAATACGTTGCAATTGTACGGGCGTGATGTACGACCTCAAATTGCGTTCGGGGTTCTTTATGTTTCGCCAATCGCTGGGGCGTTCTTGCGTCAACGGGTTATCGGGCGTAGGAAAAAGATAGTTTTTTATGTTTTGTAATACTCCCATTGTTAGTATGAATTTATTTGACGAATATAACCCCCAAATCGTATGCGATTACCTTGTTTTGGCTTAATTAGGGGCAAATTAGGTGTTACGCTACCCTCGGCGCACATTCTCAACCATGCAATCGCATCGTCGTAACGTTTAACCCGCAAATCGGGAATGTTACGGGGTGCAATGCGTGTGTGTAAATGATACAACACCATGTCGCAAAGATATAACACCATTTGCGGGTCGCGATTGTCGCCTTTGGTAAAAAATGTCGTGTCGTTCGGGTTTTCATGCAAAACGGAATAAGGCGCACCAACTCCCCAATATTGTAACCCGCTTATTGGATCGTCGGGCGCAACGTTTGGCAATGGTAGGTCTTTAATTTCTCTATATTGCAACGCGGTGTCATGGTCTAACACGGCCGTTTGCACCTTACATTGATACGTTTTGTTTTTCCAAAATACCATATCGCCTATGTTATACAATGCGCCGTATTCAAATTCGGGATATGGGGTGTTTACGTATGCCAATGTGTATTGTGCGCCAATCAATGACCAATCAGCTGGGATAAATGTACCTGTTGTGTTATTTATGCAAATGTACACGTCGCCATCGTAAAGGGTCAAATCGTTAATGACGTAATTGCTCGTCGATTGGTATTCGTCAGCATCAAAATAAAAACGTTCGAACGCATAATACGTGCGGTTGTAATTAAAGGGCAACAAATTTTGGAACTCACGCGATATGTCGTATTTCTGTTTCAAATAGCTTTTCGCCTCGGCTTCGCCCGACAATTGTGCGCGGTCGCGTATGGTTTCGTCGTTGTTGATTATTTGTTGTATGTTAACGTCTTGAATGTTAACCTGATAATCAATTGGGATAAGGTAGGCCATCCGATATTGTTTTACTTTCAAAATTAGGCAAATTATCAATAACTATTTTTGCTCTGTGTATTCTTACCGAATACCATACCCCGTCCCACGTCGCCCGCTTGGTATTTAGCGAATTCTTGCGCAAATGCCACGCACAAAAAATAATCGTTTGCGTCGGACGTATGGCCATATTTTTCGGACGTTACGCCCGTTGATACGTTCTTTATTTTCTCTTTCAACTTCGTGCCGTCGCTATCCTCTTTCAAATATAGGTAATCGGATATTGTATTGTTACATTTTTTGTCGATTTGTACCGATATATTCGCGTAATTAAATTCAAAAATTTGATTGATAAAATTGCCCCTCATAACAACGGGCGGTGCTTGTTTTGACACCCTCAATGATGGTTTGTATTGCTTCAATTCGTTCAAAATGATTGCATAATCATTGTAACCTTTTTCGCTTCGTGTGTCTTGCTTCATGCCTGATGGGTCGCCATAAATGAACATACCCGTTTCGTGTTTAGGGAATCGATATTTGAACGTGTCACACACGCCCTTTGTGGTGTTTTTGGGGGTTGTAGTGCATATTTCAGCGATTTGATATGCCTTTTTCCCGTCGATTTGCCACACGCAACACGTCATGTAAGGGTTGACGTTAAAATCAAACGTCACATGTAAAGGCAATTTGGGGTTGTATTCCAAATCGGCGGTATGTTGCACCGCGCTGAATGACTTATAAAACTCGCCACCCGCTTGGGTTGGTTGTGGGTTTTGCTGGTATAGTGATTCGTATGTACGTATATTTTGCGCCCTGACGGTCATTAATTTATCAATGCTGTGTCGTGATGGCCACAATGCGTCGCCCATATTACGAGGGTCGTAATCGTTTTCCGTAATTTTAATAGCTGGCAACATTAATATTTCCCATTTCTCACCGCCCAATTCCATTTGTTGAATGATTTTGCCCGACAAATCGTTTACGTCCCACCTTGTTTGGGTGATTAAAATACGACTATCATTGTGAATACGGGTGTACAACACATCGTTAAACCAATTCCAATTTCGGAATTGATATGTTGGCGACATGGCTTCAATTGAATCTTTAACGGGGTCGTCTATTATGGCCACATCGGCGGGCGTTCCCGTCAATGATCCACCCACGCCAACCGTTTTGAGAAAACCCCCATGTCCAACCGTTTCAAATATTTCGGAATTTCTTAACCAATTCGTCGCAACGCTAACCACGTTTGAACTTGACAATATGGTGTCAGGGAAAATGTCGCGGTATTGTTCCGAATCAATAATACGTTGACAATCCCGATTGAATGAACTTGCCAACGTAGCCGAATAAGATGCCAAAACGATTTTTTTTTTGGGGTCTTTGCCTAATATGTAGGCGGGCAAATTACGGCTTACCAACTCCGATTTCCCGTGCTGGGGAGGCATGAATACCATGAGCCGTTTAATTTCCCCCTTAATAAATCGGTCTAAATACTTGCACAATAGTAAATGATGCCAATTTGCTTCATAATTTGGCTTAACGTATTGGACAAAATCGATAAAATTACGCTTCGCCAATTCCGCTTTTACGTTGCAATTCAGCAATTGTTCGCAATTCGTCATCCGTTAATTTTGATAAATCAATTTGTTGGGTAATCTTTTCACCTTGGGTTGTTACGTCGATTGATTGTTTTGCCTTGCCATGCGCACGATCCAACATTTTTTCGATAATGTCCCACCCGTCACCACTCAACATTGTTTCGCCAGCCAATCGCAACATTCGGGGGTTTTCTGTGTCCATTACGATTTCCTTTATTTTGCTTTCGGGTAATCCTAATAAAATACTAAACGCCTCCCAAATTGCGGATGCCGTGACGGCTTCGTGTCCCTCGGCCTTTAACTTGGCGTTAATAACCGTTAATGTCTTGGGAGGTCGCCCGTTAGGGTTTCCCGTTTGCCCTTTTTTGAATTGTGTGTGTTTTGGTGGTACGCCTTTCATTTTCCCTGTATTTTCCCTGTTTTATGGCCATTCGTGGCCGTCGGTTTTACTTTTGCTTTTATCCAACAAATTTACCCAAATTACGGCAATAATTACAACAATGATAAATTCAATCAGATATATACGCCACATGGTTGTTTGTTTTTAAGTTGTACATGCGCAATTGTATGCTGGGTTCAATTCGCCCAAATCTACTTGTTTGAATAAATTATTTTGTGCTATATCCAACATTTGTTGATACGTTATGTCTTTGAAATACGTTCTACCTTTTCCGTTTAATTTGCTTTTTTGTTCGTCTTCAATCCATTTATCGGCCAATTCGGGGTAAGACATTAAAATGTTGATAATTACGTTTTTGCCTTTCATAAAACACAAATCGCAATTGCCCAAAATAGGCGGAATTTCCAAATTGTATGGTTTTTTACTCCAAAATTCATTGACCATTTGTTTTGTAATGCCTTTGTCATACAATGGGAATTTGTCCACAACATTTTTGTATTTGCTTTTTCTATTCAATACACGTCTTTGTTCATCCGCACGAAAACCAATCAAATTTTCAAATTTTCTTATTCCAATTGTACGCAAATAACGTTTACACGTTTTTATTTTCAATTCATCCGTACAAAATCGTTTTTGTTGGTTTGGTATTGATTTGTGTTGTTTTTTCATCAATAACGCGCTAAATGGGTCAATTACCCCCCCCCAATTTAATTTTATTATTGATATGTTTTCGTGCGCTTCAAAATCGGCAATAAATTTGTATGTTTTAGGGTGTTCACGTCCCGTGTCGCAAAATATAACCAAATCGCCTTGTTGGTATTCATGTATTGTCATGTATGCCGACGTTTTGCCACCGCTGAAATTTATTACCCTTTGCATAATTTTTATTTGTAAATTTTGTTAATGTGGTCGGCCAATGATTTGTCGGCCATTGCTTTTAATGCCAAAAATGTTTCGGAATTTTCAATTATTCCCAACGCCTCCATGAACTCACGCATTGTAAACCGAAATTCCAACCATCTTTCGTCGGGTATGGGTTGCCATTGTTCGTCGTCCAATACAAATTTGATGGGAGTTTTGAAACTTGTTGTGGTGCTTTCATGAATGATAGTAACCCACAATTCGTTTATGTATTCGTCAATCATGTGCGGGGTATCACAATAATCAATTGTTGTGGCAATCCAACCCGTTTTTTTGTTTTTCCATTTCATGACTTATTGTTTTTGTTAAATGTGTCGTCGTAGTACGATTCAAAAATTGGCTTGGGTAATTCTTTGCCGTGCCAAAATTCGGCGGTTTGTTTCAATTGGTTTTTTTCGACCTCAAACGCCGTTCGGCACAATTCATTTAATGCCGTGTCGCGGTTCAATAATTCTTTTTCGTCAATGTAACCCTCGGCGGTCATGTGGGTCAATAGCCATTCAATGGGTGTTTGTTTGCTCATGGTTTTTGGTTTTGATTGTTTACAATGTTACATTTTTCGCAAATAATACGTATTTCGTCGGCGGTGTGTCCTTTATTAATCAAATCGTCCACAATTCGTTCATTTGTCCAAAATTTATTCCACCATGCGCGGCGCATTACAAATTTGAAATAACCGCCTATGTAATATTGGTTTTGTTTTTTTGCATACAATTGCATAATTAAAATGGGTTGTATTGGTTAGTAATGTTTTGAAACAATTGTATTTCACTTCTAAAATCTAATTCAACGGTCAACAATACGCCGTTTCGTTGCTTTGCGATTCGCAATTTGCGCCTACCCTCCAAACTTGCGTCGTTGGCCAATTCGGCTTCATTTGCGCCCCATAACATCAAAATTAGGTCGGCGTCTTGTTCTAACGATCCCGATTCCCTCAATGACGATGGGGGCGGGGCAACCTCCCATGTTACACCTTTGACACCCTCACGTGACAATTGTGACAATGCAATTACGGGTACGTCCAATTCTTGCGCCAAATTCTTTAATTCACGCGAAATGGTGCTAATTTCTTGTTCACGATTACCTTTTGTCCCCTCCCCTTGCATCAATTGGAGGTAATCGACCACAATTAACCCCAAATTGTTTTTCTTTTTCAATCGTCGTGCCTTGGATTTCAATGTCCTAATGTTTACCGCTGAACTATCGTCGAAAAATATATTAGCGTTAACCAGCTTTGATGCCACCTGACCCGCCAATTTTTCCATTTCAGCATCCGACAACCGCCCCGTTTGTATTTTATGCAATATTATTTCCGATTCAGCGGCCAACATACGTAAAACAAGGTACATGGCTTTCATTTCCAACGACCACACGGCAACGGTTGTTGGTCTTGTTGTATTCAATGACGCGTTGCGTATTAAATTCAACGCCATTGCCGTTTTTCCTCCCGAAGGACGGGCCGCGATAATAATTAAATCACCATTTTGCCAACCACGGGTTGCGCGGTCTAATTCAGGAAACCCCGATGGTATGCCCGTCAATGTCGAATCGTTGTGCCTCCATTCGCTTATCTTTTGCAATGTGGTTTTTACAACATTCAAAATTGGTGTCATGTTGCCACCGCCCGTTTGTGACGATAACGACGCAATTGATTTTTCGGCGTATTCCATTACCTCAAAGGCGTCGTATTCGTTGTTGGTACTCTTATCGATTAACTCCGACCCAATGCGGGTAAATTCACGCAATATGTGTTTTTCGGCAATTATTCGGGCGTGTGCCTCAATGTTAGCGGACGAAACAACGTCGTTGGTTAGTTTTACTACCTCGTATGCACCACCGACCTTTTCCAATTCGCCCATGCGGGTTAATTGTTCGACAACGGTTAAAACGTCAATTGGCTGGTAATCTTTCGCCAATGCTTCAATTGCTTGGTAAATTTTTTGGTGTTTGGTTACATAAAACGATTCGGCGTTGATAATGGACGAAACAATTTCGTATGCGTCCTTTTGCAATAAAATTGCGCCCAATACGGCGGTTTCAATTTCTTTGTTTTGTGCTGGGATGTTCATTTTTTTAATCGGTTGTTTTGAGAATGTCGTTAGCTTTCTTGTCGTTTGGTTTTATCAATGGTGCAATATCCGAAAATTTTTCGAATTTTAACGTATTTAAAAAATGTCGGTAAATGTCGTCGTTGTCTTTGTAGTATTTTCCGTCGGTAACCTCTTTCGTCTTGAATATTTCCCACAACTTCAAAATTGTTTCGGGTGTTACTCTCTTTTTTTGTGTAATTCCGATGTACTCAATACATGATCCAATTTGCGCATCATTTAATTTCATTTCCTTTCCTTTGTTTTCCTTTCCTTTCCTTTCCTTTGCATTGGCCACCCCATTACCCCCGCCAATAGCCCCCCTATTTACCCCCTCAATAGCCACCCCATTAGCCCACCTTTTTGATGCACCCGTTTTGCCGTTTTCGATTAATTTGTTGCGGGTTTCAATGTGCTGGTTCAATCTTTCTGAATGGAATTTGTCGCCATCAATTACAAATAATTCAAAACCTTCAATCACCGCCCGTACTTTTACTTCGTTGGTTTGCATTTGCATAGCCAAAACGGGTATGATTTTTAGGGGCAATTTCCCGCCCGCGTCGGCCAAATTTTCAACAATGAACCAATAAATGCCGTACCCCTCCATGCCTAATTGCTGGCGCATGAATAATATTTTGACGTCATTGTGTGCATTGTAATCGTGCGAAAAATAAAACGTCGTTTTTTTCATAAAATAAAATTGCCTTCGCATGGTAGGAAATCGCACAATTCCCCACCAATTGAAGGCGTTTAAATGTCTTGTTGGTGTGTGCGCACCATGGCAAATTTACAAATTTTTACAACTTCGCGTATTTCAATACCTTTTTTATTTCAACAACATTTGCGTATTCCGTGGGTATTTTATGCAATTCATCGATTACATAATACGATTTTTGCCCGATATACTCCAATGTTGCATCAAACAAACGGCCTTGCTTTGTATAATACCATTTGCCATAATCATTTGTCGATAAAATACGTATGACGTGTATTTGTTTGTATTTATTTCCTTTCATGTGTCTTTTTTACAAATCACCAATGTTTTGCCTCACTTCATTAGCCAATATGTGACGTTTTCCCCACTCCTTGCCCCTCAATTCGGGGTGTTTTTCTTGCAATTTACGACGTACACGGGTGATGTTGTCAGGAAATGGGATGCGACCGCCAGCAAGTAAATGTAAAAACTCAATGGCGTTCATTCGTTCCAAATTAGCACCGCCCAACCTTTGAAAATAGTACGCGCAAACCAATTTTGCGTCGTCATCGCGGTACGCCTCTTTCATTTCCAACAATGCGTGTATTTCGTCCGATAAATTTTTTAGTTTGTAAATCATGTAATTGATTTTTGAATTTTAAAATTTGTTTCAATGGTAATTTGCTTACATAGGGTACGGGTGTCAAAAACAAAGGGTTTTTCACGGAAAAAATATATACCTCATTCGCTGGGGGGATATGCGGTTGTTCGGGTTGTTTTACTTTTTTTGCCATACTCTTGTATTATTGCTTCCAATTCAATGCGTGACCATTTGTGCGATTTTCTCAAATCAACCGATGTTTCCAATAAAAAAACCCTATCCGTGCCGTATCGCTTTACCAATCCTTTGCGGTAATTGATTAGATTTCCATGTAAAAAATTGTTGCAACGCAAACATTGACCATTTACGTTCATTGTATCAAATCGTAATGCCGAAAAATGACCCGCGGAAAAATAATGACCCGCATGATCCACATCACGCCCGCACGATATACACCCTTTGTCCTTGTCGCGGTCACGTACCCACGCATTAAATACGGTTTGCGCCTTGCTCAACAATTTAGGTAATGGGGTTAACTTTTTCATAAATGATTTTTTGAATGATTTGTTGTTTGGTTTCCTCGGCCTTTTCAATTCGTTCCATGATTTGTTCGTTAACAAATTCGTCGCGGGTTATTTCTGACCAAAAAATACGACCTTCAATTGGTATGTCAAATTCATATTTGTTGCCGAAATCGTCCGTATGGCTTGACGTTAAATAACGAACCAAATACCCAACATTTGAACCCGTTGCCATCATTTGCATTTGCATTTGATAGTAATAAGATTTAGGGACGCCTTGGTATTCTTTCGCCTCCATGAACATGCGTTTTTGCTCAAAAAAGGAAACGGGGTTGTATGGGCATTTTACATCCATTACAGCTTTGATAATGGAAAAATCATTGTCGTCGTACAACACACCGTCAGGCGATGCCCCCGAAATTTCATTTATGGGAAAATACGTTGTTGATGTCAAGGCAAACCCCATGTTGGTTAACTTTTCAAACGCTTCAAATGCTTCGTATTCGTTTACAACACCGTGTTCGGTTGCCATGCTGGTAAATTGCTTACGGTACCCCGTTGTTTCCTCAACCGCTTTTTCGAATATATACGACATTGCTGTGTCACTCCAAATACCCAAATTTTTATCCTTTGTTGTTTTGGGTTCAACAAACAATTTATATATTTCGGACGCGGTAAATTTACCTTTGCGTTTATTTTGCCACATTAGATTTGCGTTTTTCGGTTACTGAATAGGGCGCGAATTTTGGGGGTTTTGTCAACAACCGATTTGTTTTGTTTGTATGCGTGGTTCAATTCATCAACCGTATTGCAACCATTTACCAACGTTTCCCATATTGATAAGTCGATTTTTTCGGGCGCAACCTCATGCGTCTGATATTCGGTGTCAATTTTTTCCTCCGTTGGAATCAAAAACATTTGCATCAACGCGTATTTCAATGCGGTACTCATGGCCTTGTTGGTTGATTTGTCACCACTATCCATTGCCTCACCTTCAATTGTTGACGTTATAAACGATCCATCCATTGCATAAAAGGTAAATTGGCACGTTGCAATTGTGTAAATCAACGTTCCCCCCTTTTGCGTTTGCCTTTCCTCACGTTTTGATTCCACAACATTTGATGTTATAAACACGCCATGTTTGGCAAAATAAGGGTGAAGGGCATTGTACATGTCGTCAATACCTCGGAATTTATACCCTTGTTGCTGGTTGGTTTTGTTTTTGCCGATGTGTTCAACCTCGGCCATGATGGCGGTTAACGCCTCAAAAATGTTTTTGGTCTTTTGCATGTTTTTTTATTTGTTTAGTAATTGAATTTTTGTGCGAATGTCATTGTACAATTCGTGAACGTCCTTTTTTAAATCAACATTAAATCCCGCCCGTTTTAGGTATTTATTGCGTCGCTTGAATTGTTTTACCGCTTGGGCGCACATATCCAATTTTGCCATCGTTTGCGCGTTTTTTATACAATCCTTTAAATTGCTAAAATCGGCATAATATGAAATTTGAAATGGTTTGCCTTTTCGATAATACACATGGCGTTGAACTTGTTTTGGCAAAAAAACAAACCAATAAAAAAGGACGAATAAAATGATAATGAACAAGGCCATTTTAAATTGATTTTAGTAACTGAATTTTCATTTTTTCAGTACCTCCAACCTCGTTGATTTTAGATTGATTGATGTAAACGGTGATTGGTTTTTTGGGGTCGGTTGCTTTTTTTCTACCAGCATTTACCCGCGCACCCCCTCGATTGTCTTTTTTGATTTTCATGTGTGTTTTTTTTGGCGAATTTAAACGATTTTATCAAATTAATATCATTTAAAGGGGCATTTTTTTATCCCATAATCAACGCCCGAATGAAACACGGCTAAAATGTCCAACGACGATTCAACACGCAATTCGAACGTCGTAAATTCGTCGTCGGTTTCTAAAATTTCGATTTTATGACCTAATCGGGTGTGTAAAAATTCCATGCGGTCATGTGTCACGCACATTTTGTAAATGGCGTAGGTGTCGGCTGGTTTGTGGGTGTACTTGTACATTGATTTTGATTTTAAAAGTTAAAAAAATTGTCGGCAAATAATGCGACTAACAATGCAATGATAAGAAATACCGTTGCTTGTGTTGATGTTAAATCGTCAGGGTGTTTCATGATTTTGGTTTTTAGTTTATTAACGATATATTGATCCATAGTCATTTTTGTCCTCTCGCATGTCGTTGTAAATTTCATCAAACAAATTGTTGTAATTATCGACATTTTCAAGGTGTTGGGTTATGTAAAAATTACCGCAATTGTCATGGTTGTCCTTATCCCATGTGATGTTGTCAATTTCCCAATCCCATTCACATGATGGGTCGTTGCTGGTTGGCCTCCATTTAAGATTGGCAATAAATTCAACCTCCAATTCAATTTCGTCGTTTTCGGTGTTGTGATAAATGAATTTTTTGTACGTGTATTCCATGGCTGTTATTTTAAATTTTGTTTGAGGGTTTCCAATTCAACTAAACGATTGCGGTAATACGCCAACATGTTTTGGGGCGGGTATTCGCGTTGCTCAATAGTTGAAATAATACCAATAATTTGATTGGTGCGGGCGTCGATTGATTCCAAAATCAATTGGCAATCGTGGTAATCTAATTTGTAAGATGTGTTCATATTTTTTTGTTTTGTTTCACAAAGATACATGGTACTTTGATTCCACCAAATTTTTTTTCATTCTTTTTTCAAATATATTTCAAAGTAATGTGTAAAACACACAAAAAGAAAACCCCCCGTGGAAACGGGGGGCGTCTGTCTATTATCCAAATTCCATGAAAAACGTAAAATTGGCACAATTTTTTGACATGCAAAAACATGTGACGTACAAAAAACCCACGTAAAAACGCGGGTCGATTCAATTACAAGAAAACCCCCCACGCCGTAAAAACGGCACGGTTAAGATTAACAAACTCAAAACTCACGCAAATTTACGACCATTTAGGCCAATTAAATTTTATTTCGCCCGTAAAATATAAATGTGCCTCACAACGGCGACGACGACCCAACCCCCACAATTTATTGCCTAATCTATCCCACAAACCCGTACCAATTATTTCGGCTTTAATGCGCTGGTCATTTGGATCGGCGTTAATCAATTCGTCTAATTTTGTTTTGAGGAAATTACCAATACCGCGGTTGTACACGTAATCAAAAATTGCCGTGGTTTGCGATTCGTTCAAACTGACTTTTATGTATTGATTCAAATACGTGGCAATTTGCGCATCCTCTAATTTCATCCACTCAATGACTTTCATTCGGTCAATCTTATCACCTTGCATGACCTTTCGTTTGGCCTCGTAATTGTAGGTCGAACCATACCCGATTGTCCACACTCCCCCACTGTCTTTATACGCGTTAGGGGAAAAACCCTCAAAATGTTCGCGTATTTGCGATAGTTTATCGTAATTGGGCGTCATTTTTTACGTATAAAATGGGTTAATATGGCAATAATCAACAAAAGTAACAAAATCAATATGGCGATATTTCGCGTTTTTAGGGCGTTTTTAGCCGTTTCCAACTCTTTTTGGACAATTGCATTGTTTGCGTTGCAATCGTTTAATTTCAACGCCAATTCTTTCGTTAGGGAACTATCACGAACGTATTTTGTAATTACCTTCGATGGCAATTGAACAACCTTTGAAATAGTAATTGTTTTACCAGCTTTGTAAATTACATGGGTGACGGTGTCAAATTCCGTATTGACAATGGTGTCAACTCCCGAAACATAATCGTTGGGGCAATTGAATGAAATTAGTGTGTCGGTATAAAATATGGCGGTATCAACTCCCGTAACATTACACGGGAAATTGGCACGAAATAACGGCAAAACGTCGGCGGGGTGTTCTTTCATCGCTTTGTTGGCTTGTTTTATGGCCTTTTGCGATGTGTAACAACCTACCAACGCGAACGCAATGATAAGGTATTTTAACACGTATTTATTTTTTGTCGCCCGAATGGTAACCCAAAAACAACAAACTACCCGACGTTAAAATTTGACCAATAAAAACCAATGTTGGGTTTGTAGAATTTTGTAAGTAAGTACCCACGGCGGCTAAAATACCGCACAATGTAGTTTTCCAATCTTTCATTTTTTAATGTATTTTTTGATGATTGCGATGACCGCGGGCGCACTTTTAATTATTGACATAATGGATGCAACGATGGCAAAAAAACCTACTAAATTACTCATGGTCAACCATGATAGCAAGCTAAACGCCCAAACAACCAATATGTCCCATTTCCCGCCCGTATCGAAATGTTGCATTTTTTTTGTTTTTAGGTAGTAAAAATACCCATATACATTTTGTATTTATACGCTGGTGTGGTACAATTTAACCCGTGTAATTTAAATATTGAAAATGATTTGGTATTTCACAATCAACTAATTCAAATTCATTTGGGTAATCAATCAAACACGGATGGTGTTCTAAATCACCCATGTAATTGCGTGTATCAACAACCGTGTATGCTTCATTCGGGTTAAAACTACTCCCGATTTGTCTAATATGTATCATTGCGCGTAGTATTGTATTGTTGCGTAAATGTTTTTTGGGTTTATGGAACTGCCCGAACTACGGAATACGTAAACGTTGTACCCGTTGTTACTACTATTGATTTGAATTGCTGAAACAAATGTTGAACCCGACGGCAATGTTACGCCGTCCACTTGTATTGATCCCGACCCCGTGTACAAAATGGCGTTTGCACCACTTATGCCCGTCGGTGATGCTGGCGTTGGTAACGTACTTGGAAATGGTATTGTACATGCCGTGATTGCCGACCCCGCCGTACCAAAAACCAAATTGACCCACACGGTTACTTGTTTGCCAACTTGCACCCATCTATACGTGTGGTTTGTTGTCCCCGATGGGGCGGTTGTACCCGTAAATGTAGGCGTCCCCGAATATGTCCCCGACGAATCGCGGAACGATTGTGTTGTTACACTTGCGCTTGCGTTGGTATTATTTGCAACAAATGAATATGACGCAATCGTTTTTCGTTGAAATACCGACGTGTCCGACGTGCCAATTTTTGTGTCTATTCTTGCACTCAACGTCGCGGTGTCGGTTTTGCGTAGGTATTTACTTAACATCGTTGATGTGTCCGACGTGGTTATGTAATTTCCCGACGCTTGTTTACCGTTAATAGCCGTGTAAATGTTTGTACGCATCGTGTCAGAACGATATTTTGAAAAATACGTCAATGAATCATTTAACCTATGGTATTTATTGCTCAATGTTGATGTATCTACGCTAATTATTTGACTCGATTTTGACAACCCATAATTTGTATTGTTAAAATACTTCGACAACATTGTTGCCGTGTCACTTGGTTTGATGTATCGCGTACCAATTGCGGTTGTTGGGCTTACATCATGCCACAGTGAATCCACACGGCTAAATTGTAACAATGTAGAATCATTCGGCACTAATGCGATTTTAACATCACTCATTTCGTCTAACTGAAAACCATTTCTAATAGCCACCTGAATAGTGCCAAAATTAGGGTGTGCTCTTGTTATGGTTCCGATTGCGACATAATGATAAGGTGCTAATGGCTTTGTCGTTGTATATCCACCTGCCACCGTTGGGCTTAAATATAAAGTTTGACCATCGGTATAACTTGAAGTTGGCAAATTTAAATTTGTGATTGTTCCGTTTTGTATAACGGTACCCTCCGAATTGTTGGCGATATCGTCAACAACTAACCCGTATGTGTACGCCGATGTTGATTCCGCGTTTGCTTTTGCCAAAGCAATAGATGGAAGTACACTTGAATGTGCGCCGTTTATATAAACCACGGCACCCCTTGGGATTGTTGCGCCGCTGCTATTCCAAACTTGCGTTATTAATCGTGTTGCACTTGTAACCGTTGCCGACGAACGTATTGTTATGTCAGTGGTTGTGCCATTTTTTACAACTCTAATTGTTGAATCATTCAATCCCGTTACCGAATTTACCCACTTATTTGCGGTGTCCGATATTTTTAATTTTGTAGAAACTGAACTATCAACGTAATGGCGTGTCGCTAATGTGTCAACTTGGTTGTTTTGATATGGCAAAAACAAATTACCAAACGAACTATCAATGTAATTCAAAAACTGACCACGATTTTTTGTTTGAAAATACAAAGATGGTGTATTGTATGCGTTGTTGTTAATCCCAATCTCAATGTATTTGTTGGTGCTATCTTTCATTCCTATAAATGCCCCTTGATACAAAGGTGATATGTATATTTCGCTGCCATTTACAATCGTGTCATACATATCAATTTCTTTTCCATACGTTATATGTCCATTTGATAAAACTTCGTTTAATGTTGGCACACTCGCAACAATTGAACTATCAACATAATGGTGTGTTGCAATGGTTGTTGTGTCGGGATAACTTATGTCCGATGTCAATGCTAATGTCCCCGATGTACTCGGCAACAAATACTCATTGTTTCCCGTATTCATACGAATAAACGCCCTATCGCCATTCGCTGGCCTATTTATTCCAATTCCCATGTCGTAACCAGCAATGCCACCGCCCCCGTAATGAAATAAGGTATCGCCATTTTTGTTGTAAAAATTTAATCCCCCATCAATATTACCATCAATGATTTGATACCCTCCCGAAAATGAATCGTACACATACAATCCTTGAACACCAACATAATTGGTTGTCGTTGCGCCTTGGTCGGTTACTTGTTGCAAATTTGGTGTTGAACCTCCCCCACCCGTGCCATTTAATTTCATCCACTTGCCGTGCAATTTGTAATAAACGGCCGAATCCTGAGGGCGCAACACAATTTGTGCGCTATCGTTTAACAACGTGGCAACGGTGTCGCTTACGGGAATACCCAACCCCTTGGCAAATCTTTGTTTACCATTAATGATTGTCCATTGCGCCGACGCGCTGAAACTCACAAATAAAAATGCAAAAAATAATACTTTTCTCATGCGTTAATCATTTCCGTGTAAATAATAAACAACCGCGAACCATCAAAAATTGGGTTGGTCAATGTCAACACACCCGTACTTTTATTCCATGACCATTCCGTTTTTAACAATGGTTGTATGTCGGCCTCAATTCCTTCAATGCTTTTGCCAATTAATGATGTTAAATTTATAATCGTTTCGCCCGTTCCCGATGTAGAAACGTAATCGTATGTTTTGGTCGCTTGGTACACACTCATTGTGTCGGGTACGTATGGCGAAGGGTTCGGAACGTATGCGCTGGGTTGATTCGCAACGGTCACATAATACGTATTTCCATTACTACCATACCCCGTCGCGTATATTATGTTTTGATTTGTCGTTGTTACGCTAACCAGCGAATCCACAACCAATGTATCGTCCCAAACAAATTTTTGACCCGTGTACGGGATGGCGTCGGCATTTGGTACGTTGTTGTCTTGTATCAATTTGTAAAAATAATCCATTGATCCGTATGTGTTCATACATACGTCGGCCAATGTTTGCCCGCTTATTGCGCTAAATGTTTTCATATTGGTTCGGCATTTGGGTTGATTGTCAATTGTCCATCAACGGACAAAGTTACAACGGGCGCACTTGTTTTGTACCCGTCGGCCTCTAATTCAATCGATATTTTACGATTCAATTGTTGCGCGTTGGTGTTGCTTTTAATGTACGCCATCAATCCCACCCCATCCAATGGGTTTTCTTTCCACCATCCCGCAAACGCGTTGATTGTATCAATGACATGTTGCGTGTCACTTTGTGCAAAAATGAAATCGTCGTTTTTTATGTACAAATCGCCGTTGTTTAATGCTATGTCGTACCTCATTGTTTTATTGTTGTGTTTTCAATGTCCGTTCGGTTGGTCGGTGTCAATGTCCCCGAAATGGGTGACAATGGCGCACCCGTAGGCGATCCACCCCCACCATTGCTATGCGTATGCGAATTGAATGTTGAAATGATTGAATTTATTTTGTTTTCAATCGTGTTCAATTTGTCAGTCAATGAAATAACTTTTACCATGCCCCCTAATTCGCCGTCATTAAATTGTATCAAATCGCCAGCCCAATATATCTTTTCAACCTCTGAATACTGAACAATGAATGGGTCGGTATATTTTGAAAATAATACTTTCACCTCACTATCAATACGTGGAATAATCAATACGCCATCACTAACAACCGTTTGAAATTCGACGTTGGTTATTTCGGTTGATGCGTTCCCGCTTATTGCTTCAACCGTACATGTCCCGTTGGCTTCGTTTATTTCCGATACCTTACCCGTCACCAAATACAATTGGTCAATGTTGTATGTTCCCGTCATTTTTTGTATGGCCGATATTATCGACCTGTCGTGTTGTTCGTTCATATATTCGAAATAAG